TCATATTGACCAGATCGACTTGGTGCATTGTGGCGCTTCACTTGGTTCAGATAGTCAACTATTACAACACCGACATCAAGTTGATTAACCTTTTTGTCCAGCTCTGACTGTATCTTGGAGAGAGTTAGTGCAGGGTCATAGATTACATCTATTTGCCTATCTTTGTGTAGCTGGAGTCTTGTTAGCTTGTCATGAAATGCTTCAAAGTCACGAGTTTTCTCGAACTCTGGCAACAAATCATGTCCACCATCAAATCTCCCAGCCCACCAGCCAGCGACTGCTGTCCACTCATCAGAAGATAACATTTTGCTACGTAATCTTTTGAGTGGAACACGAGTTGCAACAGAGCATATTCTTTGCAGTATAGAACGACTATCCATCTCAATAGTGAAATAAATAGCAGAACGACCACTTTCATATACGTTAGCTGCAATATTACAACAGGTAACTGATTTACCTGAACCACGTCTGCCTCCCACAAGCACCAAATCTTTGGGAGAGAACTGAATTTCCGAATCATATTCAGAATTGAGTCCTAAAGGTAAATACTTAGATAGTTCTTTGTCATCTTCAAACAGAGAGATTCTTTCCATACTCTCTGCAGGTGGTTTGACATCTACCTGCTCACTTACCTTTAAAACTATTTCCTGTAATTGTTCTATGTTTTCTTCAGCTGTAGCCATTGCTACTGTATTATCTATATACTTATCTAGTTGGTCTAGAATTTCTACTTGTGCATACTCATTCTTTAAATAGTCAAGCAAAAGCCAAGCGTCGACCTCGACGTCTACTGACTCGATAGCGAATATTTTTTCTTGTAGTTTTCTGTCACGGACTTCGTAACGTAGGTCTTCGAACTGTGGAAGGTCTTGATATTGTTCGATATGTTTATCAAGGATTTTGAATATCGGTTGGAAATCACCAGGTAGGTAATGTTCCTTGAGATTAGACCAAGTATCTAAATCATTCTGTACTATAATCTGCTTTAACAAAGCACTCGCAATATTCAAACTAACTCTCCCAAGTATAAGATAAAAAATGGTAGGGACAGAACGCCCCTACCTAACTAAAATAGTACGAAATATTAACCTATTTCTTTTTTAGCAGCGCCGTTGTAGTCAGAACACTGAAGACCTCTTCTTGTCAACATTGTTTTAACTCCTCTAACTGTTTTGCCAATTGAATCAGCGATTTCTTCGACAGTCATGCCTGAGATATCGATGTCAGCTAAAACGTCAGCTTTGCTTGAACCTTTAGTTTCTTTCTGCTTAGGAATCGCATTGATTTCCCCACTTCTTAATAAAGATAGAGCTTTACCTCTGATTGAATTAACAGATTTGCCTAATGCATCAGCAATTTCTTCTACGAAGCTACCGCCATTTACCATTTCAACAAATGTTCCTTCTTCTTCAGGAGTATAAGTTCTAACTGTTTCTACTTTAGGAGCAGGTTTTACATGCTCAGTTAATTCCATAGAAAGGATTTTACCTTGAATTGACTTAGCTGAAAAAGCTCCGCCTTCAAAGTGATTTGCAATTTCTGCATATGTGTAAGAACCACTGTTATCAGTTACAAAAGCTGATAAAGTAGCTTCTTGGTCTTCTGAGAAAGACTTAGTCGCTGAAGCAGAAGCTAGTTCTACATCATAACCCATCTTTCTTAGTTTGCTAGAAACTGATCTTGTAGATGTTTCTAACTGCTCTGCTGCTGAAGCAACAGTAGCTTGAGATATAGGGCTCTCGTTGCCCACGAAAGAAGTTAACTCTGAAGTTCTTTCGTCTGTCCATTTTGGTAATGCCATTTTTAATTTTCCTCTAAAATGTCTTTTATGTTATTAATAATTGTTATACCCATTGTTTCTGCTTTCTTAGTTTTAGCACTTGCTATACCACTTTCGTTAACAAGGATTGTTACATCCTTTGTTAAGTTATCCTTTACTGCGTAGCCGTTTTCTTCTAATACTTGCTTGGCGGCTGCTTTGGTAGGATAGCTAACTAACTTACCTGAGATACAAACTGTTCCCTTAGTGTTCTCGTGACTGACTTTCGCCTTGCTATCACAAGCAAAAGAAAAGGGTAGCTCGTAGTATTTTTCAAAGTGGAAAGTGTTTACTAACCAATCTACAAGGTTCGACGCCGCTTTAGGGCCCAGACCTGCCTCTACACAAATCTCTGGGGTTATCTCATGTATAAATGAGATGTGTTTCGCTAACTTTTGAGTGGCACTTGAGCCTATCAGCGGTATCGAAAATGCTGGTAATAAAACTGTTAGGTCACTACTCTTCGATTTTTCTATTTCTTGAAAGAGTTTGGTTCCCAGTTTTTCTGAATCCAGTAAGAATGATATCTCCTCTTGGGTGAGAGAATAAATATCATGATAATCTTCAAGACCTAGCTTTTCAATAGTTGAAGGGCCAAGTCCTTTGATTTTCAAAGTTTTCGCAAAGTGTTCAACACGCTTTGCTGATTGAGCGGGACAAAGTCTATTACGACAAAATAGTTGGTCGTTTACAAGTTCTAACACACTTGAGCATGTTGGGCAACTTGTTGGCGGTACTATCTCTGTCATATTGTCTTTCTCCCAAAATATAAGTATATTATATCAGATGAGAGAGCGTTTGTCAAGAATTATTTTTCGGGAAGTGGGATAAAATTTTAGAATCAATTTTGAAACACTCTGTATGCCCACCGAATTTTTCAGCTGGATAATGACGGTCGTCTTTAAACTCCTCGTGCAGTTCCTGCTCAATTTTCCAGCAGTTATAAATTGTATCGTGGTAAGTTCGTTGAATACGCAAATCATATCCTTTAAAACCACGACTTCTTTTGATAACGTGTCTCCAATCTTTTCCCTTTGCTATTCCAACCTTAATACATTCCCTTACGAATGTCTTTTGGTTGACAAGAATAACGCCGTAAAGAACTCCTTCTTCTAACTGTTCTTCAGGTCGATTTTCAAAATAAGTTTTGTTATATACCCCACCACTCACTTAATCCACTCCCAACCTTCTGTGATTGAATCTTGGGCGGCTTGAACAAAATCTCTATCTTCTTCGGATAGAATAGACCAAAACTTACTAATGTGTAATGTTTGATTATAAACTTCATCGGGATTTTTCAGATGATAGTTTTCATACATAAGCATTTCTAGTTGGTCTAACCTATACTGTATTCTCTCTTTTAAGTCTTTGGGCTCCATTTCTCACAAGTCTCCTCTGATAACACCATACCTGCAGGAGATGTAACTCTACACCATCCTTCACTTAGCTTTGGAGTTATTTGATGTATAGGCTCATAAAATTTACAATCACCACAAGGGTTATCGGGCATTTTATTTGCTTTCTTTAATAGTTTCTTTCTTATCTGCATATACTTTAATTGTTTTTCTACCTGTTGTCCAGATAGCTACTAGTAATTTACGCTGGCGTTCCATCTTGATTGAGCATTTTTAAACAAAAATTCTCGGCAATATCTTCGCACCAACGTTCGCTTTTGGTAGGATGCCACATAAGAAAGCCTCCTTTACCAGTTGATTTATCTACAAGGTACACTCCCCAATATTTGTTTTGAAGATGTCGAACTACTTGTCCAACTCGTGTTCCTTCCATATATTCTGAATATACTTCATATTCTTTCATTAGTCTACTCTCGCTACTATTTGGGGAATAATCTCCCCTGCTCTTATTACTTCAACCATACACCCTATTTCTAAGTCTAGTGACTCTATAATTGCCATATTGTGTAAGGTTGCTCTTGAAACTGTTGCTTCTCCTATTATACAGGGTTCTAGTATTGCTACTGGAGAAACTGCACCTGATTTTCCTACTTGCCATTTAACATCAAGTAGTTTTGTAACTACGCCTTCTTTCTTTTCTTTGAGAGCGAAAGCACCTCTTGGATGGTGCGAAGTATATCCCAAGTCTTCGAACGCTTTATTGTCATTGACTCTCCATACTTCTCCATCTTGTGGAAACTTGTCTAAAAACTTACAGATAGCAGTATCAAATGCCATCTGTTGTAGCATTTCCATATCTTCTTTCCAAGTAGGGCAAATAGAAGGTTGAACGCCATAAGCTACAAATGTTAGGTCTCTTTTTCTAACTTCGTCTATGTCTTTGAGATTAAGCGCACCCGCTGCATAGTTACGAGCATTAGGTATTTCTTTTGGGGATACAATCTCTCCTGTTATTTGCTTCGCTTGTGTACTGAATATAGTGTTTGGCACTAAGTGTCTTATTTTATCAGTAATATCGAGTCCTTTCTTGCCGTCTCCTCTTGTGAGTGCCATATTCAAGCATCCGTCTACATATAGTAAACTTACTGCTGCACCATCCAATTTAGGTGTTACTTCTGCCCATTGTTTATATACTTTGTGTGGGTCTTTCTCCCCTTCATAAATTTTCTGCAAAGAGTACATAGGAAACATATGAGGATATCTAAATCCATCATCACCACTCATTGTTCCAACAGATAGATTTTTAACATCTAATTGTTCTTCTAATCTATCATACACTTCGTCAGGTATAATTGGATTACCCTTGTAGTATTCGTCTTTTGCTTTGATTAAAAATGTCTTTAGTTCTTCCATTATTTTCCTATGTGTTTTACTTCTTCTTTTGGTATAACCTGATACGCACCTTTGTTGTATGCAATCGACACGGTATATTTCTCACTTGCTTTTTGCTTGTAAGAAGTATCACGCGCAGGTGTATACTCACTCAAAGGAGCGGAAGGATATTCTTTAGTTTCCCTACGAATTGTAGGTTCGGGGGCATAAGTTTTCCACTGTTGCGCGGGACTGCGCACAGCTTTGGTAAACTTGCTTTTACGTTTGCGACCGTGTTGGTCATATGTCATGTGTCCTT